ACACCAGAGCCATGAATAAAGGCGAGGCTGTTGGCACTATTAATGCACGACATCTAATGGACCTATTGGTGGAAGAAAGATTCGGTACTGGTCGAGTATATGTAGGATTTGCGGATAATATTAATCGCCATTCTATGTATAATACCGATAAATATCCTGTTAAACAGTCAAATCTTTGCCAGGAGGTTGTACTTCCTACCCAAGGACTTACACGTACTTATGATCCTGTAACCAAAACATATAAGCAAGATGGATTGATTGCTTTATGTAACTTGAGCGGTATTAACTTTGGGGCTTTTGATAATCCCGAAGACTTGAAGCGCGTAGCTTATGTAACTATGCGTGCTGTTGATAATTTGCTAGATTTCCAAGAGCATCCTTTCCCGGCTGCCGAGGAACATAACAGATTATTTAGACCTATCGGCATTGGTATTACAGGTCTTGCATATTGGTTAGCTAAGAATGATAAAAAATATTCCAATTGCTATGAGCTGTTAGATGAATGGATGCAACATTTCTCCTATGGAGTTATTAGCGCTTCAGTTAATCTTGCTGAAGAGCGTGGCGCCTGTGATGCATTCAAAAATACGCGATGGGCGGAAGGTAAACTTCCAAAAGATATGACTACTCCTATGTATAACTCTTTATTTAATTATGAAGAGAAATTAGATTGGACAAGCCTCCGTGCTAGAATTGCTAAACATGGTATTAGAAATGCATCTATGATTGCTATGTTCCCTGCTGAAACAAGTGCTAAGATTTCTGGTTCCGGTACTACTAATGGTATTGAGCCAATACGGGAATTGATTATTTCTAAGGGCGGCAAGAATAGACAGGCTAAATTTGTAGTGCCTGAATTGGCGCGACTCAAAGATAAATATGACCGCATTTGGGATCATACCTCAAATGAGGCATTAATTAAAACTTATGCTATTATTCAGAGATACACCGATCAGGCTATTTCTGTTAATACATATTACAATAAACAGAATTATCCTAACAATAAGGTTCCCGCATCTGTTGTGTCTTGGGATATTTACCTGCATTATCTATTAGGAGGTAAAACCATGTATTATAATAATAACTATGATGGTCAATCTTCTGATATTATGGAAGGTAATATTACTGAGATTCCGGATGATTCTAACACAGACGATGAAGACGATTGTGTAGCGTGTAAACTATAATGATTTTAAATGTATCACCTGGCGATATCGCCAAAATTATGTCGGCTCATAAAGCCGCAGAACGAAGTAAAGCTGTTAATGGACTTGGATATTTGAGAGCAGTTCAAGATGACGAGCCCGTAGAAGTTATTCCAACAAAAGTGTCTGATTGCGAAGATATGGATGGCGATCAAAAAGACTTCGAAGAGTTTTTGAAACTCATTGGGGCTATTACTATGGCAAGCATTATCGATAAAGAGGACGATGTCTCCGTTTTGGAAAGACATCAACGAAAATTGGATGCTCATAAACATAAGCGTGATGCAGCAATGCTTATTAAAATTTTAGGATCTATTGTTCGATAAATAGTCTATACAGCTACATATTGCTAAGGGTTAACATGCTAGTAAGATGCAAATTTAAAATGGAAGAAGGAGAAATTCCTCCTTTGGATCATTGTGCTGCTATGTTTAATGAAGAGCAGCAAGATGCAATACGTTCTGCTTTTTCTACTATTAATGTAGATATAGAAGTAGATGATACATGGGGCTTCTGCAAGATTGTAGCTGTAGAAGGACATCCGGTTCGATGAAAGCGAAATAAATGAATAAAAAAGAATTTCTGGAAAACTTATCCACTCTATTAAAAGATGATAATAGTTTTAGATTTGAGGCTATGGGATTAATCCTAGAAGCAAAAAGGAATCTTAAATCTAACGCTGAAGAAACTTTGAGACATCTGATTTGGATTAATAATATTCAGTTTAATAGATCAGGTATTTTTGACGAAAAATTAGTCATGATTAGAGAGCTTAATAGATATATAATCGAAAGAATAGGCTATTCTTATATTTATGATCTTGAGCAATCCGATTATCGTATTATTGACGCTATTTCTGAATTCTGCTCTCAAATGACAAGAGGAGAATTCCAGGACTTGCAATTTCATGCAATGGCAGTTTATGGAATAAAGCTTATTGATATTTTTGATTTGAAGGAAAAACTTTCTGCTAAGTTGAACAAGGTATAATAAAAAAATGAAGAAACCGTTCTTATTGGGCTTCGCTGGAAAGGCCCACAGTGGTAAAGACTTTTCAGCCGACCATATTATTCAAGAATATCCTAACCTAAAAATTGTAAAGGTTGCTTTTGCCGATGCTGTTAGAGATATGGTTAGACCAATTTTTGATGTTGATGATATTTATAGACGTGGTAGCAAAGAAGACCCAATAGACGGTTTTGGAGTTTCTTTAAGAGAAATTCTCCAGAGCCTTGGTACTGATTGGGGCAGACACATGATCTCTGAAGATATATGGGTCAAAATTTTAGATAAAAGAATTTCAGAACGATATTCTGATTTCGATGTTGTTATTGTTTCTGATATTAGATTTAATAATGAGCGCGATTATATTATTAATAATGGCGGACTAGTTATAAATATTGTTAGCTCTAGTGATAAACATAAAAAATCTAAATTCTTAGAGCATATGTCAGAATGGGGAATTGAAGATAACGTTAATGGAGTTATTGATTTGGAAAATGATTTCTCCTCTCGATATCTGGTTTCTCTTAAAGAAGCTTTTGAATCTGCGGTATCTCTATGAATACTGTTTATGTAGATGCTGAAGATGGTGCCGTATTCGATACAATAGAAGAGGCACTTTTGAGTTGTTGCCATATCTGTGGCACTCCTCTTGAATGGGATTTGAAACTGGCCTGGAATGATTCTGCAGACATGAATTTCATAACTGGTTATGATAGATGTTGTGGATATGAATTCCGTATTGAGCCTGTTTTATCAGCCCAAACTAATTTAAAAGGTTATAGGATTCGCCTTTCAAAATTAGCGTAGAAAGATACAGGCAAAGTAATCCTTGGTAATATTTATGTTGTCACTCTCTAAGTTCCTTGGAATCTTAGCATTCCAAAGTATGCTTATCTTGGCTAAAAGAATTGTCAACTTTGCATTGGATACTCTTACTCGTAAAGAAAAAACTTTTCAACGCAATTATGGCAAAAATCCTATGGCATCGTTATATAGCTTTATGAAGTTATGAATGGCGTAGCTATCAATAATAGATACGATGGACAAATCCCATATGTTACTGATTGGTCCGCATACTATAAAGCGCAGCGTCAATTCAAGGAGAAAAGACAAAAGCGCAATAAGGCTAGAGTATCTAGGATTGAAAAATGTTTAGATAAGCCTATTGGAGATGAATTAATTTTCAAATCTTCTTTAGTCAATGAGTTGTCCGATTTTAGCGAAGAAGAGCTAACGATGGGGCTTAAGAATACTAAGAAGATGAATCGAATAATGTCAAGATTAACAAGGTCATATCTTGTCTTTGACAATGTCTTTAAAAAGCAATGGAAAGGCTCTTACAAATTAATAAGAGATGATATTCTTTTTAGATTTGAATTAAGAGTGCATTTCAAATTAAATTCGAAGTATTGGGCAATACTTGAAGAGAATTGGCCGACACTTTGGAATAATGCCCTAAATAAGTTTATGACCTGGTCTTTGCCAAAATATAATCATGACGCAAAATTTAAATTCAGTACATTCTTTATCAATCAATTTCCTGATTGTTTGGAATATGAATTTAGAGATTTTCTTAGAAGAGGGCCTGTATATGATTCTCTTATATGGAGGCGGGAAACCATAGGCTTCGATGATGTGCCAGATGTGGTATCATATGGAATAGATGACTGCATGTATGATCCGGCTTTGCCGCTCGCTGCAGAATTTATTAGTAAATTTCACATTTGGGATTAGTCCCTACATTATTAGGAAAAAGTCTATGAATATTTTTGATATTATTGGAGGGCTGTTACATCACGGTAACGATAAAAGCTCCGAAGTAAAAATTCCATATAAATTGGAAGAAGATTCTTTTGAAGAAACAGCCGAGGCCTCTGTAGATGCTCCAAAAGGCGTCGTAGAAGAGGTTTCTCCATCTGTTAATACTGAGTCTTCACCAGCTGCGAAAAGCGCTCCTGTGAGCGAATATAAGCCTTTGCCGGGTGGTTTTAAATTCCAACCGTTAAAGCATGGCTTGAATGTTTTAAGAACTGCCAAATTAGCGTCTGTTCGTTCGGCTGGTTTCGGTATGGTTCGCAATGGTGGAACTAGAGCTCATCAAGGTGTAGACCTTGCTGTGCCAAATAACTATCGTTGCTATGCGGTTGATGATGGCGTTGTTTCATTCGTAAAAACTTCTGATGACAATGGTTATGGAAGAATGCTTATTATTAAACTTGATAGTGGTTTATTTGCTGTTTACGCTCACCTTAAAGACATTCTTGTTAAAGAAGGCCAGCGCGTAAAGGCTGGAGCCGTTGTTGCATTAACTGGTTCCTCAGGTAATGCTAGGACAATGCGCGATATGGCTGGCGGTTCTCATCTGCATTTTGAAGTTAGAACTGTTCAGCATCCAGGGAAAGGTCTCTCTGGGCGTGTTGATCCTTTAAAATATTTTACTACTGATACATACAATAAATCTTTGTATCAATAAAAATAACCCCGACACCTAACTGGTGCCGGGGTTTTGTTTTGGTTAATTGTTAAGAAGATCTTCAACTTTTTTAACCACTGTAGGGGACAGGTCAAAGCTTCCAGAATTATCTTTAGATTTTTCTGAAGTGCTTTTCTTCTGACGTAACTTCACATCCTCTATAATCAAAGATAGTGATTCTTTTACTGGATGCACTGCTGCGTCAAGCTCTGAATACCCAACTTTGTCATATAGGAGTTTTTCTAAGTTATCTTGTCTCTCTATGATATTGGTTAATACGACTATGATATCTTTTAGTGAAGATGATTTTATTTGTTCACCAAATACTGCTCGCTCTACTTTTTGTAATGCTTCTTTATCTGGAACTTCGTATTCCAAATCTAGTTTAAAGCCTACTGGTAGTTCTGGTGCAATCAATACAAGGACGGTGCCCGAATTCGTGTCCAGGCTACCGTCTATTTCTT